AAGATTAATTCATTGCCTGTTGGATTGTGGGTAAATCTCATTTCCGATTTGTTGATGGTAAACTCTGAATATATTTCGTATTCAATAAGTTTATCAATCACCAATTGATAGATTGAATTTCTTAATGTGGTGGCAACTTTTCTAACACATAGAATCCTATGTTTTTTTTCTGAGGTAACTCTTAAAATTAGCTTTTGGACTGCAAAAATAGATTTTCCACTTCCTGCTCCGCCTTTCAAAACTAAATATCTCTTTTGGCTTGTTAATGCTTGAGAATAAACTTTATTTACTTTTATCTCCATCTGTTATTACAACAGTCCATTGTTTTATTTCTTCGCCTTTAGATGTGAGGTCGGCATTCAGTGATGTTGGAATTAACTTTGCCGCCAATCTATAAAAGTCTGTTGTGTTTTCTTTGGCCCACGTTGCTAAGTTTGCTTTTTTATCGGATTGCAATTCATTAAAAGCAATCTCAAAAGCCTCCTTAACTGATTTGGTCAGTTTGTTTGGTTTTCCTTTACGACTTCCTCCGCCTGATTTTTTGCCTATTGCCATTTTATCGCATTTTAACACACTTTGCCATACTGCAAATATACAAATTATTTAATTGTCAAATTTTAAAAGTTTTTTTTGTCAGTTTATAGTTATACAAATCTATATTCAAATTTTTTACCGAGTGCTTTTGCTATTTTGTGCATTACACGAATACTAACATTCCCATTTATTTCCCTTTTTTCTATATCCAATATAGACTGCCTTGTGCATCCGTACAATTCAGCTAAATCTTCAAGGCAAAAATTCTTTTTTATTCTTTCGGATTTAATATGTCCCATTAATGGAAATTTATCAATAGGCAATATCCCATTTTCCCACATCAAACATTTTTGAGACGCAAAATAGTTTATTATTGAATTGTCGAACTTAAACCATTCGCCTAATTCAGATAAATGTTTAAACATATTATGTATTTTTTTTTCTTCATTGTAACCTCCATCTATCAATGCAATTACATTTAATTTTATTGGAACACTAACTTGTATCTGAGACAGCCTTTTATGTATGTCATTTGTGCATCCAATTTTACAAAATTTATTTTCAAAAGCAATTAAGTATATCATTATGTAAAGTTTTAAGTTTACAAATATACTTATTTATTTTCAAATTGTAAAGCTATAAATATTTTTTTGTCAGTTTGTTAAATTTAAATATTGTAAAAGATGTGCAATTACTTTGACAGTCCATCCGTTTCCTGCCATCTTGTAAATTTGTGTATCGGATGTTCCGCTTGTCAGTATTTTTTCTATTAGGTGTTCAGGGATAGTCTGTAAACGGAGGCATTCTTTGGGTGTAAGTCTGCGGATTCTTGATTTTACAAACATAAATCTATCATTATGAGGTAATTTTAAAGCCGGACTTTTTTCTTTGTCTATCGTTTGATTATAAGTATCAAGGTGGGCTATTTCTCCCTCAATAAAAGTATTGTCATCAACAATTTTTTGTAGCCTTTTGTCTTTTGACGTGAGTATTATCAAATTATCCTTTTGAACACTTGTAAGGCAGTTTGTTTTTTGGTCTTTTCGTGATTCAAGTTGTTGTTCTGTTTCTAATCCTATAACTCTGCTTTTTGGGTTTTCGGGGTTTCTGCCTCGCATTGCTACGCACTTAAATTCAATCGCATTTGTATTTCCAGTATCTAAGCAATAAGTTTTTTCATCGTTTCTACTCAATGGCCCTGTTCCACCTTTACCAGTTGTTGAGCTTCTTGGCATTGTGTTGTGGACTATTAAATCCATATCAGAATGATTGCCTCTTGAATGACCTCCTGCGGTAAAACAACTTGCTTTGTCCTGGTTGTCCTTTATATTCCCTTGTTTGTCTATTTTAATATAATTATCAGCATCACCCATTTTAGCAATACGTTGATTTATTGTTCTTGATTTTTCTTCAAAAGGAGTTTTAATAGGTTGAAATTTACATGGAAAATAATTTTCAGTTTTAGTTCTATTTACCAAACAATTAATCATCTTCTCACTTAAAAAATACTTTTCATCAACTTCCGTTTCTAAAATATCTTTAAGCAAAATACCTTTGTCTTTTGGTTGCTGAACAATGCTTTCTAAATCGTTAAATAATCCTCTTGGCTCAAGGCCAAAATTAATCCAGTAAATTCTCTTTCTATTTTGAGCTGACACCAAAGCAGAATTAATATGGATTCCATTGTATCCTACTGCCCTACTAAGCACTTTCTCCCACTTCTCGCCCATTTCTACATTCTCAAGTAAAAACTTAACCTCGGGGTTAATTTTCTTGCAATCTTGGTAAATGCGGATAAACTCCCAAAACAAATAAGACTGCCCTTCAAATTCAAAACCTTGAGATTTAAGTTCTAAGTATTTTTCAAGGCTTAGGATTTCTTCTTCACACTTTGTTGCCATCCCTTTTCTCTTTCCGGCAAATGAAAAACTTTGGCAAGGTGATCCTGCTGCAATAAAATCAATTTTATCTAACTTGGTAACATCTACATCAACTACTGATCCTAAATGTATTGCTTCGGGGTACAAATAAGATGTTAATTTATTAGCGTATTTGTCAATCTCAGAAACATAAAATTTTGATATTGGTATGTTTAATTGGTCAAAAGCCATTTTTGAACAACTCATTCCATTAAATAGTGATAGTAAATTCATATTGTTTGTTTTGTCGTTAAAAGGCATCGTTGCCTATGTCTGAAAATTCATTCTTTGGGATGAAATCCCAATTATCTTTTTTGTTTATTGGTGTGTCAAATGCTCCATTGGGCTTTATTGGGGTTGGTGGTAGTTCATCTTTAAAAATTACTTGCGGTGCAGTTCCTTTTCTCCTATCTCTCATCGGATTAATGCCCATTTGGTTTTCAAATCCTGCTCCATCAATCTGCATCTTCAACAAATATGGACTATCTTTAAAAGTTCGTTTCCCTCCAGTTTCATTCTCTTTAATTTTTTGAACGTGAATTTCTGTCCACATCCAAAAATCGGGATGGTCTGCCATTCTATGAATAACCATAAAATCATCTGCTTTGTTTGGAAACTTTCCTCCTCCTTCGGCATCTGCTTTGTTTGGTGGCATTGAGTAACCTTCCTTTGGATGGCCTTTTGGATAAGTTCGCCTTAGTGCTTCGGTGGCAGCGTGAACATTCAAAGTAATTCCAAGCCCTGTTTGAGTAATAAACAATTTCATATCCAACATAGCTTTGTAATCGTATTGATGTTCATTGCCAGTATCTTTTGAAAGTACGTTGTAAGGTTCAATAATAAATCGGCTATAATTCTTTTTTGTTAAAAGTTTTTTGCCTATGGCCAACATATCTTTGTAAGTAAATGGAATATCATTTCTAATAATTGCAAAATGGTCTTCAACCCATTTCATAGCTTCCTCTCTTTCCATTTTACCCATTTTTTTAATTGACTTGGATAAATAAAACTCCATTAATTTATACTTTAGCATTCCAACTTTGTTTTCTCCTGCAAAAATAATGTAGTTCTTGTCGTTAAAGTAGCAATCCAATACTGCAAGAAACCAAGTAACAACAGATTTTCCTGCATTGTCGTGGCCTAAAATCATAACCAAACTTTCATCTTTAAACCTCCAATATTCATCTAAATCATCAAAGCCAGTCTTATCTCCCATCTTAAAAGTATCGTCTATCTTTTGCTGAATATATTTATCGCAATCGTCTTTTTTAGCAAGAAAGTCAAAGTTATCATCTTCAATGTCAATAGTGATGGAATCTAAAAACTTAGGTTCTGATTTAAATTCTTTTTTGTAATCTTTCTTTTCAGGAGTAAAATTTCCAAATCCTTCCTTCAGCAACCACTTTGCACATTCTGAAAAATCATCTCTAAATTTTAATTTTGCCAACACTTGACTTGCATTGTATGCTTTACCTTGTTCAAATTCACTTGATGAAGTAAACACATAAAACAATCTCTTTGAATCATCCCAATCCGCACTCCATTTTCCAGTTCCGCCAGGTCTTAAAAATAAATTCTTTGATCCTCTGCTTTGAGTAATCTTCCACCCTTCATTTTCCAAAAGTCCAATTATATCTCCTCTGTTATTCCATTCATCAAATGGACTTACATTCTCAGATAAAACTTTTATATCAGTTTTCTTTAATGCAGGAGTTTCAAATACCTCATTTAATAACCTTGCACATAAAAACAATGTTTGTCTTTCTGATGGAGTGATTTCGGGAATTTTATCCAATGACTTGTAAATTATTTTATAGCCATCACTCGGAGCAATCATAAAGTAACCTCCAGTTTCTCTTGTTTCCAAAAGTACCCTTACTTTATCCTTTGGGTTTTCTTTTTTTTCTTGTTCAGTGCAATGTCTATTCGCAAGTTTGGAATTTCCTCCAATCTCTTTGCATCTAAAAATAAAATGATAACCTCCACTTGGAGTTGACTGAACAACTAACTTTTCTAAAAGGTTTTTATCAGTTTCAAAAATTAGTTTTTTGTAGTTATCAAATAACTTCCCAGTCAAATCATATTTGGAATCAATGTCAATACATTGCAGGAATCCGCTAACTTCACCACAAACCAATCCAATACCCTTGCAACTTGTAAATGTTGGCTCAATCAATTCAGCTTGATTTTTCTTCCAACTACCTTGTGGAATCTTATTATCACCTATCGGAATAACAGAAAGTCCTAATTTAAAATATTCTTTTGCTTCTTTTATCATAGTCTAATTTCCTAAAGTGAAGTCTACTGGTGGTGATGGTAATGGTGGATATTCAAAACCTTGTTTTTTTGGTGCAGGGGTAGATGTTAATTCAATTTCATCTTCCCAATGTCTGCCATTAAGATAAGTCGCAGGATGTTTTCTGTATTTTTTTTCAGGAGTTGATTTAACGTAAGTAGAAATTACTTGGAGACATTTATTCATTTCTTCTAAATTCAACTTCAACCAAATCTTATAAGTTTTGTCTTTTCCAATTTTATATTGATAGTCAATCCAAAATCTATTAAACAATTGTTCTTTGTTTATTTGTATATTGGTTATATTGTTTATTGGTTTATCTATACTACTATTGCTTTGCCCTATGGTTTCTGTTTGCTTTGCCGTATGGTTTATGATTGCTTTGTCCAATGCTTTGCCGTTTTTTGGCAAATCACTTATTAGGCTAATTATATTAGAACTATACTGATTTTGGCTTTTTTGTATCAATGTAAAAAATCCCCAATCAACTAAATCATTAAAATATCTAATGTAGGTTTGATGCTTTTTTATTCCAATTGCATCCATTACCATTTGAGTAGGAAATCCAAATTTGTTTCTCCATCCTAAACGATTACAATGTTCAATTGCAAAGAAATAGATTGCACTATGATTTGGACTTATCTTTTCGGGGTTTTCAAAACTCCAGTTAAAGAAATTTCTGCTAAGTGTATAACTATCCATTTGGCATTTGTTTAATTAATATTTTCAACTCCTTTATTAAATCATTTGCAGTTTGCTTATTAATGCAAATTACCGCATTTCCATACTCGTCATCAAAATCTCCATTCATAGATGTTTTTAATGCAATTAAACCATCCCAATTAATAAATAATTGCATTTCACAATTACTCTTTTCAATGTCCTCAGTAATTACTGGTGTTTTATAAATTCCCATAATGTATTAAAAAAAATACCCTCAAGTTGTTGAAAGTTCCGCCCGATTACTCGGCTTCCAACCCCTTGAGGGTACGATTGTGTTATGTATGAATCATTGGCGGAATCAATGATATAACTTCTAAATTTTAAGAACGGTTTTGCAATGTTACGGATTATTTTTTTAATCTGCAAATGAATTTACTTTTGTTTTTCTCATCGCAAAAAACCCCTTTAACTCAGGATGTTCACTTTCGTACAACCTCGCATAGTAAGGAGTGTAGTTGTTGTTGACCTTAAATCCATCCTTTTTGATTTCATCGTGCTTGGTAAATCTTACAATGTGCAATACTCCATCGGATGAATACTTTTTGAATCCTCGATTGATTAGCTGAGCAATTACTCCTTTGTAATACTCATAAACTTTGGGATATTTTTGGTGATACTCAATAAATTTTTGTGGGTAGTTTTCCATAATTAATAATTAATTGTTTGTTGTTCTTCTGGGTTTGGTAGTGTTATTCCAAGAAAGTCTTTGGCCCAAGTAATAAGGCTGTCAATAAAATCAATAAATTCAGATTTGGTTAAAGTGGTTGTTGATCCAATTTTATCATAAGGCTCAACTTTTTTT